ACACTATCCTCTTCGTCGGCAGCGTCAGATGTGTATAAGAGACAGGTTCTGCGTTTTGCATTGCTGTTGCTTTGTGTGTGTGTGTGTTGTTGTTGCTCTCTGTGTTTTTCATCTCCGTTTTCTTTGAATTCATTTCTTTGCCTTGTTTTGTTTTCATTTTTTGTGTGTTTTGGGTGTGTTGTTTTTTGTGGTGTGGTATGATGTGATTGTTGGCCGATAAGGAAGGGCATAAAAAAATGATTACTTTTAATGCTTATGTTGTCGAGATTGAACCCGACAATTCCTATGAAGTACATATTGAAGGCGGATTCCCTGCTACAGTTAGAGACAATGGTGAAACTGATAATAGCGTTGTTACGTTTGAGTCGGCGTTGTCTTCGATTGTAGAGCTTACGTTGAGTGATGATTACAAGATTCAATTTGTGAGCGAATGTGATGGCGGTAGTTGCCGCAGGTATGTCGTTGCGATCGATAACGGCGATTGACATATAAAAAAAAGCCCCGCAATATGCGGGGCTTTTTTACGCCGGGATGTCAGTAGTATAAGGTTTCGCCGGGGTAAATGAGATTCATATTACCTGAGCTGTATCCGGTGATATTGTACATGCTGACTCCGAGCCGAGCGGCAATGCCGCTAAGTGTGTCGCCCGATTGCACGACATATGTGCGCGATGCCGTTGCGGTGTTGCCGCCACCGTTGTGGCATATCTTGTCGCCGGGGTATACGATTGACGGGTGGCCGCTGGGTACGCTTACGTTCCACCAGTCGGCCCAGAACATCGAAACGTACTGGCCTGACTGGATGATAACGCAATTGTTGTCGCATGTGGTATCTGGAGCGCTGGGCTGCGGCGTGGGCTGCGGTGTAGGCTTGGGCGCGGTCTGTCCGCTGCCCGCATACGCATGCCATGTATCGAGGTCGCCATAGACCACGCTCAAGTCGAGTGCTCCGCTCCAGTCACCAACATAGCCGGTTGACGTGTATTGCCATGCTACGGCGAAAGGCCAGTGATACAGCGTTGGCTGTGCGCTCGGCGGATTGAATCCGTAGACTGGTGTGTATCCGAGCGTATATGCGGCAATCCATAGTCCATAATTTCCAGCGACTACGGCCGACCAATCGTAGGAATTTTCTGTAGACTGATTCATATAGATTATTGGCTTGGTGCTCCACGCTGCCTCTACGGTTTGCAGCCATGTGAGCGCCCAGTTGGTATTCCACGGGGCGGACGGTTCCCAGTCGAGTATTGGTACGATGCCTTTTCCGACGTATCCGCGCGTATTGTCGATGAAGTATTGGGCTTCGCGTCGTGCATCGTTTTCCGTGTGGGCAAAGTGGTAGACGCCTACGCCTTGCCCTGCGGCCAAGGCGTCCTGTACTACGCGGTCGCAATCGGGGTTAACGTATCCGACGCCCTCGGTTGCCTTGGTGACGACAATTTGCGCGCCGGACGTGGTGACGTTGATGCCGGTCTGCCAACTAGACACGTCTATCATGTCCGCAGCGTTCGCGCATGGCACGAATGCCAACAGCAGGGCGACGACTGCCGCAATCGCACTGCATGCGATTGTTTTAATCCTCTTTATCATTGTTTTTCCTCCTCTCGATATTGAAAATGTTCAGAATGTTTGAGCCGCTTAATTCTGGATCGATTTTTACGCAATTCTCTATGATCGACGTAATTTCAATTAGGCAGATGCCTACGCATACCGGAATGAATACCGGTAGTTCGATTCCTAGGTCAATGTAATCCGATCCGTATTCCACGATCAACGCGACGCAAATAATCGCCAAGTATGCGAACTTGTGTCCTAGGCCCCTCCGCATTTTCTCACTGGACAATTCGCCGTGCATGATTGCGTTGACCACGCCTGTCACGTAGTCAATGAGTACCAGTAGAAACACGATGCCGATAACGATTAATTCATGAACTGGCATGTATATTCCTTACTTTCTTATGCCTGATTGTTGCAATAAGCCGCCAAGAATCATACTGAACTCCGCTTTAATTTGCGGAGTCTCGAACCGTAATCTGCCGACGCGATAAGCATCCAGTATTTTTTGGGTCATGTCGTCGGAACGCTTGAGCATGATACAATTATTGTCCACAAGTCGATAATCGAACGTAAAATTACGGGTGATTTTCGGCTGTTTTTTTGTGATTATATATAGCACTTCGTCGGTGTCGCTTAATTGCTGATACACGTTGAAAATACCGTATTCGGTGGTTCTTAATGTGAACGCATATCCGGCGTTATTAAAATCACTAATGAGAGCATTGGCGTTGTCTCTAAAATCGTTGTTGATCGCATAATTTGCATAATTCTCGTCGTATTTGCGTAAAAACTGTCCGAATTTGGATGTGGCAACCTTGGCGCTGAATCCGCCGTAATCAGCTAATTCCACCATAATAAACCCGTCGCAATATCGCTGATATTGCACGCGATTGTCCAGCTGCGGTTTTAGATTGATGTTGAACGCGCTGAAATACGGGTTAGCGAGGGTTACGGCATTGCTGCACATGATGACCCTCACGCGATCGTTCCATCGGTCAACAGTATTGTAAAATTCTTCCAGCGCCGTGACCTCGCCGCCAAGGTAGCGCATGTTGTCGGGGAAAATCTCATCAAAAATTATCGTGCGGACATGCGGGTAAGCAACCGACTTGACTTGTCCTGCTTGGCTGAGGGCAATGAAGTATCCCATGATATGCCAAGTTTGGCGACGTTTTCCATTCTTGTCGGCCACGGCGTCGCGGTCATCGGTCCAATGACATTCGGCCTGATTGCCGGATACTCTAAATTCTAGTTCCGGATATTGCTCTGCAATGTCCGCAAACCAAGTCCCTTTATTTTTCTGTTCCTCTGCCGTTCGGCGTAGATAGATGAATTGCCAGCGTTTTTTAATCCAGTCACCGATAACCAGTTTTTTGGCGCCATAGGTTTTGCCGAGGCCGCGCGCGCCGATGACGAACATCCAAGGCGCGTGATAGGACAGCACGCGTCCATAATCATAGTAATCGCCCTCGCTTAACAGCCTCTCCATACTATCCATGATACCATAAGGTATGGATGAACCGGTAGATATCTGCCGGTTTACCGTTGTGCTAATCGGTGATGTACCGGCGTATCTCCCACCGACTCGCCATATTCATCTCATCCGACGCGGTGAACAGATTCGGCCCATTGCCCGGCCCCCCGTGAGATAATGTCTCATCCTTGCCGTCCGCCGTAAACATTTCCACATGGTCCCACGCCTGCGTATAGGCACCCCAGTCCAGCAACAGCAAGTCGGCGGCGTGAGCCTTGGCGATAGCATCCGACACCGATGTGTCAGAGCTGCCGCAGACGCGGGTGCCCTTGCTTGCCATCTGGCCTGTCCATGTGCCCACGTCGATGCCCAGCACGTCCTGATACGCTCGCCAGCATACACTGGAACAATCGCCGTACCCGCTCGATTCGGGGTCTAATCGCCCCGCGCCCTGCGAGTATGCGTATTTGCCGATGCGTGACCGCAACCATTCCACGACACGTGCCGCGTCCTCGCTGCCGCTGCCGGAACTGGAACCGCCGCCAGTCTGGCCACCGCCCGGTTTGGTTGATTTGGAAGTCTTGTATATCCATGTCTGTGCGACGCTTTTTACGAAAATGGCGGTACTGTCCTCGCTGTGGTATATGAGGTTGTCGCCCTGCAATTGTATCCACGCGGTGCTGGCGGGTTTCCCGTCGATGCCGGGCTGGTCGCCTCCCGGCGTGTCGGACGGTTCGGAGGCCTGGCCGAAGTCGGGCGGTGCGGACGTGCCATTCCACGACTTCAGTAGGTTGTACGCGGTGGTATACCGATTGCGGTACTGGCCCAATACGCCATCCGCTAAGATGGTGGTGTAAATCAATTCCAGCGTGGCCGTAGCGGAGCATGATGCAAGTACGCGCTGCGCCTGCGCCGGGCTCTGGTGGTAGGCGCAAGCCCACATGATACGCTCTTTGACATTTCCGGACGGGAATCCATATCCGTCCATCGTGGACTGGTAGCCGTTCCAATCTGCCTTCCACTGCGCCTCTTGGAAAGCATGGTTTTCGTCGCGTTGCGACCACGTCTTCCACGCATTGCCCTCAGCGGTGGATAGATAGCGCGTCGTCCAATTGATAGAGTTCGCCTGCACTTGGCTGGCGAGTGTCGGCGCTGCGGCGGCGAACGTCGCCCAACCGTCCAAGTCGGCTGTGCGGCCGCGTTCCAGTAGATTGCGGGCGCGATTGCCGTACCACTGCATCATGCCAATAGTGATGGCGTCCACATAATTGCATGCGCCCCAATCGCAATTGCTTTCCACCGTGCCGATAACGTACATCGCGTATAGTGCCGTATTGTCCATGATAATAGTATACCCCACCCGGCGTACCGGGCGGGGGTATGGACTAGATCTTCAAGCGAAAACACTCACCACGGATAGCAGACGAAACAGCCATTGTTACCTGCGGCGGTTTGTCCGAAGTAGGAGATCTTAGGAGCGCCGGACGTTCCCGGCTCTACGTTGGTTAACAGACAGCCGCTTATGGCGGTGCCGGAGTTAGTGATGCCCGCACTCCACGTCCGGAACCGGTCTGGCGAGGAACCAGGGGCCGTTCTGGCCCAACTCGGGAACGTAAGGCCGGCTTGCAGTTCGGCGTTTGTGGATGGATCCTCGCCCCAAAGCGTTGCGAAAACCATGCCACCAGACGCTACGATATTGCTATGCACGTGGCCGCTGGATGAAGAGATGGTGGCCGCTTCGTAGCGTCCGGTATAAGTGCCTCGGATTGCGGACGCCATATAGGACGCGATGACCTTCGAGCCGTTCGCGTTCGGATGAATGTCACCGCTGGAGAAATTGGAATCGTTGCCGATGTTCCACGTCCAAGCCCAATCAACGTTCTCCACGCCGTTTTTGGCAGCAGCCTGCGCAACGCCCGCAGCTTTCTGTCGGCCATACATGTCCATACCGGCATTATGCCAGAGCATAGGCACGGAGACGATGCGAGCTTTAGGGAACTTGGCGCGCGCATTGGAGAACGTGGCGTCCGCATATGATTCCATCTGCGGCGTGGTGCCGATATCGTTTCGACCGCCTCCGATGATGATGATTGCCACATTATCGTTGTCGATGGCCGAAGCGCCGTAAGCATTGTTGATCTGGTCGGTGAACGTCTTACCAGAGACATTGAATCCGGCACCTGTGACCGAATAATTTTTGACTCGATAATTATTGCCGATGATATTGCGGAGCTGTGTAGGCCATTTGGTTGCGTCCGTACCGTCTGGATTGACACTCCCGGATGAATTGGCGTAACTGTCTCCGATACAGAGGCAGATTGGCAACTGGTCTTCCGGCTGCGTTTCCAGAGCTCGGATCCTCTGATCCAGCTGCTGCGCGGTGCCACCGTATCCGCCCTGCCGCGTATATCGAGCGTCGGCCTGACTCCGCGTATACACGTCGGCGGTGTTGGCCTTACCGCCAACCGTGTCGGACAACGAGGACACCGTACCCCGTAGCGAGGTGAGCGCCGTGTTTTCCGCTTTGCCGTTGATAGTGGACATCAGTGATCGTGCAGTCTGCGCGGAAGTGACGCCAAGCGCGTTAAAATACGATTCCTGCTCGGTTATGTCCGCTTTATTGGCTTGCGCGAGTGAGAGCGTATTATCCGCTGTAATCTTGGCCATGTTGGCGGTAGAAGTCGCGGTAGTGGCGTCCGTCTCGTTGCGGTACATCTGCGAATCGATTTTGCTCATATCGCCGGAATAGTCACCGCGCCACGACGGCTTATCGTCCGGATTATCGCCAAACTGCGAAAGATTGTAATGTGGGGTTTTGTTGACACTGGACATAATAGGACACCTCCTCTATCAATAATATCACGCCGTAAATCGGACGATTCCGTTATCGTCCAACCAAAGCGAATCCAGCTGCTGGGCAGTCAGACCCTTGGTCGTCGGTGCCGATGCGGTTTTATCCACCTTGCCTGCGAGTCCGGACGTGAGCGCGGAGGTGGTGGCGTAATGGCTTAGGTCAATGGAGACCGGAGAGCCACTAGTGCCCTTGCCGGACAGTGGAGCGGATACGGAGACCTCCTGTAGTCCGCCCGACGACATGGCGGCATGGATTGCCGCGTCAATTTTCGTCATATCGCCGTTATAATCACCCTGCCATGTTGGACGGTCGGTCGGCTTGAACTGGGATAGATTATAGTTTGCCGTATGGTTGGTGGCGGTCATTTTTTACTCCTTGCTATCGAAATTTTGTGCAGTGGGATTGCGCTGCACATATATACTATCAGCATCGCCGCGCGTTAGATAAATGTCAGCGGGTTCGCCTTCGGGGATACTCCTGCCGTAAGGGAACCGCGAACGTCCCGGAAAATCGCCTGGCACGCAATTGTCAACGGCAGTCGCACGTAAATCATATTCACGCGCGGACAACCCCAGAGCGTCATACATGGACGCTTCAAGCCTCATGCCGTCATAATCCCCCCAAAACAGTCCGTGATTACGGACGTTATCATACATCCCGTCAAGCACTGTCTGCATGGCGTCCTGTTTTCCGTATACTGGCGACCACGCTATCCCTGTGACCTGAGATTGCTCGATAAGCCTTATAAGTTCTTCACGTAAAACGGCCATCTGTCTAAGCAGGTTATCGGCCATATCCTTGATATCCTGATTATTGGCGTCAATCGCATCGTTCACAGATTCAACCAGTGTATTGAAATCGGATTGCAGGGCGTCAAGATTATGGCGTAGGCTTTCGATCAACTGCAATGCAGTCAGCCCATCTCGATAGGTGAATGGAACAGATGTCGAAATTCCGTTAGATAAACGCTGCCGTGGAATCAGTGCGTTAATGGCAACCATGATTACTCCCATCTCCTAGTTATGGCAGTTGCTGAAAATTGTATCATAAGTACCCCAAACCTGCATGAAGCAAGGTTCGAGACTGCGAACGATTTCCATGTCCACATTGATGATCGCCTGCCGGTATTCCTGAATCAGACTCATAGCCGACTGACTACGTCCGGTCACGTGGCTCTTGCTCTTGGAATTGCTTGAATCATGCTGGTAGTCGGTTGCGCTCTGCGCTGTGGTGTGACTAGTTGAATCCTGCGAACTGGATGCCGTGCCGCTGCTATCCGCCTGCGATTCGTTCGCATGGGAGGCGTAGCGTGCGAAGTCGCCAACAACGCCGGTTTGCGGCACGTCGCTATCGAAACTCTTGGACGTGGTGGTGCTGGAATTATCAGACTTGCTGTTGCTGGAGCTGGTTGAATCCTGTGCGCTGGACGCCTTGCCGGACGACTGGGATTCGCTGCCGCCCTCGCTATCCGTCGTCATATCCATGGAGTCCAGCGGATTATATTCCATATCCAGCGTCCGATAGCGTTCATTGAAATAGGGCATGATTTCCGCCATCGTCATACCTAAATAGAAGATGAACTGTTGCGCGGTTTCCTGACCAATCTCTCTAAGCGCATAATGGCGGATGATTTTCTCATTCAACTCCGCACGATGGTTCTCGTCATAAATAGGATAATAACCGGTACCAAGATGTAGTTTATCGTCCGTATCGTAGCCGAATGCAATGAGATTGCCGAGAGTTTCGGTGTACTCTCCGGGCGCCGCCATCGCGTAGGCGCTAAAATCCTGTGTCACAATACACCTCCGATACCCGCGTCAGATGATGCGGACATGTCGATATCCGTCGTGCCGCTCGCGCTTGGATCAAGCGCGTTTGGCACGCCGGAGCTTTGCGCGTCCGCATACTCCACACACACATTTAACTGCGGCCATAATCGGTTAATCTCGGTCGCCGCAGTCTGCCGCGCCTTAAGGAAACTCAGGCGGAACACGTCAACTTTCTCATTGGCTTGCGCCACCTCATCCGAAATGAGCCGCTCTTTTTTCTCCGTGCCGGACGATTGAATGCCGAGATATCCCAACACCTCGTTAGTCACCTGCGCCTTCTGCTGAATGAACTTATCCAACAAATAAGGCGTGGCATTGGGCCACGGCTGGAACATGCTGCCGGGATCAAGCGAATCGTATCCGATAATATAATCCTGACCGTCCTGCCGTTGCTGAAGCATGTTCTGAACAGTGAGCTTTGTGCGCGTGTCGGCTGTGATGATGGTCGGCAGCTTAAGACTCTCCAAATTCACATCATACGCCTTATCAATGTCAGCGAGACGCCGCGCGTACTGCCATAACGTCGACTTGAATCCGACTCGCATCCGATTATCCCAAATGGGTATGCATTCCGAACCGGCCTTGAGCTGCCGATAATGATAGTTAACGCCCACCGGCTCGAACATGGTTGGATTGTTATACACGTTCAGCCTACCTTGATAGCCAGCCTGCGTTACAAGGAACCTGCCGATACGCTTGTCCTCGAAAAACAACGCGCAACCGTATTCACACAGACATATTTCCAACCAACGTTCGTCCACGGTTGGCGGCAATCCGCGCCAACTGAAACGGTTCAACGCGAGTTCCATCAGCAAATGAAGATACATGTCATCAAGCGTGACGGCGCGTGCTTTCGCGTAATTGCCACGTGGATGCAACGCGCCGCCAACTCGATTCTTTTTAGACCTACCCATATCGCCATTATATCACTCGTAGCCAATGCCTGGCAGTGGCTCATTATCCGCCCAATCGGTCACGCCGATATCCTCCGGTCTGCTCCATACGGTAACGCCTCGCTCGAACATGCCTTTGATGGTTAGCCGCGCTTGTTCGGGCAGTGTACCTTTAATGTAGCATTCCTGCATCTGCCAGTAAGTGAATTTCTCCATACATCGCAAACTTGCGGGCGGAGTGACGAACCGCTGGACAAAATATCCGAAGCGCAACATAAACTCGCCCACCGAGCGCAATGCGCTGGGGGCGCACGTGCGGAAACGCACCAACACGCCCAGAATGCCGTTAGCGAGGTTGAACGAGTCGCCGCCAGCCGCACCGCTCGTAGTCGGCGGAGTCATCTGCATTTGCTGTACTTGAGCATTGATTCCCGCGATCGCGTTTTCGTAATCGCCCTCGGCAAAGCGCGTGGCCAACCGATAGTTCTGTCCGGCCATCAGAGCACTGGACGCGCCCTGAATCTGCTGAGCACGTTGCGCGTAAGTGTTCGCCTGCGAGGTTTGCGCCGCATTGGTCGCCACACTGTTGGCGGTGTTCGCGGCTGCCGTATCGTTGGCGATATCACGGCTGGCGTACAGTCCCTTGTTGGTGATGTCGTTCTGTACGACGCCGCCGATGGCGCCGACGGCGCCGCCAATCAGTCCGGCCACGTTACCTGACATCAACGCATTTCCGGCATTGGAGACCAGCCCCCACGCGGTTCGCGCGTTGTTTTGGGAGACATTCAGGTCAGTCATGGCATTGGTGTTCGCCTGTCCGATAGCCAACGACTGGTTAAGCGAGTTGGCTGCGATGGCGTTCAGAGCGTTACGGTTGGTAACCGCCAGTTGGGTCATTTCCTGCTGGGTACGAATCGCAGTGCCGGCCTGAGATAATGCATTGGCTGCGCTCATGGTCGCTTTCTGCTGCGCCCAACCAGCGGACTGCTCCGCGTAAGCGCGAGAGTACGCACTGTTCGCCATGGCAAGCGATGCTCCGTTGTTCACCACCATGAACTGCGGAAAGTTTGTGATACCGAAACTGACGTTAAGCATTTCTCCGCCGTCAATCGGCAGTCCGGTGCCATTCCCGGACGGCGAGGAAACGGCGGACGCGCCTGACGCATTGTAGTTCACCGGATAAAAGTTCAGGCGCGGAGACGGTGGCGCGTAGTTCCACGTCTCACGGATAACCAAGTCATTAGACTGGATGTCTTCGGGCCGATAGATGATGTTCGAGCCATTCAGGCACGAACATTCCACGACGCTATACGGATAGCACTGTAGTTTTTTTAGATTATGGTATCGTTCGGGGATATTAAAGTTATTGCGGAAATTCTTGATAGAGACAATATCGTCATACCTGTTATCACTTTTAGCCTCCCAGACAAACGTATACACATGCCCCTTGACCACACCGGCCACGTCGTTGCCAAAAAATTGCGTTACCTCACGTCCGGCGTCGGCTATATAGTCGGCGCTGATCTTTGGAATGGCGTAAATCGCGGTAATGCCCTGGGTAACCCACGGACACGAACTACCTGCATGCATGACGCGCGTAAAATCGTCGACGGTATCGAAATAATAAATTCCAGCACCGTTGGGTTGATTCTCGAACTGAGAACCTTGCGCGGTTTTCAGCGATGGTTTTTCAGCGCTGCCGCCCGACGCCACAAGGTCGGTTGTGGCCACGACTATGACGCCATAGTCTAAGGTTGGCGAATTAAAGCCGGATTGTGCTGGCTTGCTGGACATAAGCGCCGTATACGACTGTGAGGTGATGACGGTTTCCGCGCCGGTATCCAAGCCCTCCGGCAGTGCAAGCGTGGTACGTCCGTAATCGTCCCACTGGCGTTCATTGGCGACGCCGATATGGCCGCGCGTCACATAGCAACTGCCAAAACTCACGTCAAACTGGAAACTTTGCCATACGTCCAGCATAAGCGTGAGCTGTGTGGTGTGCGCGTTGACGTATTCCACGGATTCAATAAAGTAATACCATGCGCGTGGCGATTCCAATTCGGAGTAATCGTTGACGGCTACAAGATAATTGTAGTTTGACGCTTGGTTGAATGGCATGTCGATACGAACGGGGGCGCCGAAAATATGCATAGTGGCTGGCCTGCATTCCACGCCGTCCAGTTTGTCGAACCATTCCTGCTGTGTTTCACGTGAAACAAACCGTACGATATCACGATATGAAGCATCCCATGGCGCGCGGCAGAGTTTCAGTGTCGTGTTCGGCGTCCACTCCGCCCACGAAAAAATAGATTCCACATAAGGATTCGCGTCGTCGATCATTGTTATCCTCCGGTATGACAAGGCCCGGAGCGCTCACGTAGATTGCGCTCCGGGCCTTGTCCTGCATCACACCGTGAGAGAGAGTAGCCAACCGGCTACTCTCCTATTATATCACGCGGTCACGGTCACGCTCTTCTTACCGGACACGCCGAACAGTGTGGCGGTGATGTCAGAGCTGCCTGCCTTGACACCAGTCACCACGCCGGACTCGGACACGGTGGCGTTCGCCGGAGTGCCGGACGTCCATGCGGCCTGTGCGGCCACGTCGGCGGTACGTCCGTCAATCATGGTCGCCACGGCAGTAGCCTGCGCCGTATGTCCTACGGTCACGTTCGGTACGGTCACGGCAATGGACGCGATGATGGACGGATTGAATCCGATAACACCGTCACCGACCACCGTCACGTCCAGAGCCGCGGACACGGTGGCCGGCACTTCCGGCGTCTCCGGGTTCGTGTACAAGGCGGTTGCGGTGATCGGGATGGTGGTGTTCGGTTCGTCAAGTCCGACCACAAGCACGCCGGTGGGCGAGATGTATGTGTAATCGCTCTTCGGCTTGGCGGTGTCGCCAATGCGATACTCGACCGCATCCGAGCGGAACGTGGCGGTGCCGTCATTGCCGATAGTCGTGTCGGCAGTGACCTGCACTGCACCGCCACGCGCCACATCGCTCGGAGTTTCCGAGCCACCGCCATACATGGCGAGCTTAAGCTGGAATGTCGGCGTCTCGGCCTGCGTGCCGGTAGGAGCCACCACGTTCGCGGTGGAACCGGCGCCAGTCCAGAACATGACAGCCGGAGCGAAGCCGGACACTGAGATGATGTGCTGGACATGTAGATAATGGTTGACCGAATTGATGTTGACTGGATTGGTCTGTTGAGTCATCTCGTTGACGACGGGGATGTCGATCAGGAACTTATCGGTCGTAAGGATGGCCTGTACGCCATCCATGCCGAACCGGTCCTGCGGAATGACGATAATCCGGTCGATGGTCGGCTCGGCGTCCGTACGCTGGAATACCGTGGCAAGGCCCTGCACGTCAAGCGCCGACTTGACTTCCGGAGAACAGAATAGCACGAGTTCGTCCGGACGGACGAAGGTAGGCATATGGCGTGCGTTGTACTTGGTCGAAACGAATTTAAGCGTGTCGGCCCACGCGCGGATCTGGCGCAACATGTCGCGAGCGTCCGTCTCCGAACTACCCATGTTGTTCAAGTCGTTGTCCATATGGACGCGCCAATATCCGCCGAGCTTCGCATATTCAACGAACTGGTGGCACAATGCTTCGAAGAGGTCAACTTCAGCCGCATTGTAGCAGGATGTGAGAATCTGAGAAGTGAGCGAGGCCAAACCGTTTTCGGAAGTGAAGGCACGCTGCAATGTCTTGTCATCCGTGGTCGCAGGATACCAGTGAGCGAAGTCCAGACGGTGATAGAGCGAATCCACGTCGATTTTCCACTTGCGGAAGTTGTCCGCGCCGAGATATTCCGCATTAGGATCGTACACCTGCGCGAGTGGCATGCCTACGGCGATTTCCTGCCACGTGTCGCCATACGCCTGCGATGCACGCTGGAAAACGCTGAGCGGATTGTTCCAACGCCACGTGTTCACATAGGTGCCGCCGATACGGTTCACCAGCGCCGAATAAAACTCGTTCTTAAGTTGAGTGGACGACATGAGTGTAGCCATCTGCCTATCCATGTTCATCTGAGTCGCTGAGGGCATTCGCCGCTGATATTCCGGTGACGCCTCGTTGCGAATCATGTTCAAGATCTGAGCGTTGTTGAATTCGGTGAGCGGACGCAGTTGCTGCTTCGGCGTCACCACTGGCGTAGTTGCCATGATAGTTGTTCCTTCCTGATTGTCAGTCTTCGTATAGGTCGTCGAAAGTGCTGTAGGTGCCGTTATAGTCGTCGTCGGTCATTTCAGCCGATTCCGGCGTCGCATTGTCGTCGGGGCCATCGTTTAGCACGTGGTCTGCTGCGGCGTCGCGCATCGCTTCGATGGTTTTGGACAATTCCGCCACGGTCGCCTCCAATGCGCTCAGCCGGTCGGCCATGTCGGCGTTCTTGTCGTCGCCCGCGTCTTCCGGTTCGCCATCGTCCTGCGTTTCAGGCTCCGGATTCGGCGTATTGTCGTCGGCGGTCACGTCCGGTTCGGCGTCGAGCGTGGTGTCCGGCTTGCTATCGTTTTCGGTGTCGTCCATAATCACCTCTTAAGGTAGACGGCACGGCAGCAATCACGCTGCCGTGCCGGATTTTTGCTAGGCTGTGCGGGTTCCCTCGCCGTCGATGGGCGTTGGCTACGCACGTCTACATCCGACCGAATCGCCTTACCGATTGCCTACCGGCCGGGCCATTGAATCGGCTTGGGACGCACACCCCGCTACCATTATTATAGCACAAAAAAACAGCCGTCATCGTTGACGTGGCGTGACCTCGGCAGGAAATCGTCGTATGGGATAGGAGCTGCTCGATGCACGCCACTCAACCGCATCACCGTACTGCCGTCCTCCTCTACGCCGCAATATTTGCGATTGCCGAGAATGCGGAGTTTTTCATAGGTGTGGTCGTTTTTCCACATGCCCAGCTTCTTGTCGTCCGGTTCGACATCTGCGGGCGCGTCTGACCCCTCCAAAATCATGCCGTCCGTATCGGCGTAGAGCACGCGGTCGGCGTTCGCATTCATCGCGCGTGACAATATTTGCCGACCGTAGGCGTTGACATAGGCGGCGGTCGGCAACCATGCGAGCGAATTGGCCGACTCAGGTTTGTCCACGGTAAAATCCACACCCCCGTCACCGGAAGGTTTCGGATGAAGCATAGGCCGATAAAGCGAGGCTCCGAATTTTCCTACCAACGAGTTAAGCAATAGTTTCGCCATTTGCCGACGCTCGCCGGTTTCGGTTTGTTTCACGTGAAACCATTTGTCAACGTAGTTGTAATAAAGTCCATGCGATTTACGGAATTTCCAGCCACCTATATAGTTCCACACATGGACATCATAGTTTTCCGTCAAGGTTCGCCAATCCACGTCGGTCACCGGCATGGTGACGACGCCTAGCGTACTGTCCATACGTTCGCCTTCGTATCCCCACACCGGCAGGATATTGGTGAGTGTCGCCGTTTTTCCCGTTTTCAGTCGCGCATCGAACGAGATGACATCGATGTGCAGCGGATAGTCTGCATCATAATGATATTCACCTTCATACCAGATAGGAGATCCTACCGGCATGGCAGAGTCTCGCATAATACTCGGATAGAGGCTGTTCACATCCCAACTCCTGCAATTCTGATATTCTCCCGGCCTGCTGAACACTATCGCTCCATAGTACGCAGGGCGCATCCGACGATATTCCGCTTTATCCAATGGCGGAAAATGACGTTTGAACCCTGCATAATCTCCTCCAATGTAGTCGCCGATTGCCATAGATGCTATGGTTGTGCCCTTAAGGTTCAAAGCGTCGCATTCCTGCGCGATGTTCCACGTGGTTTCCAAGTCGTCCGCACCGCCAAATGTTTCACGTGAGACATTCAGTCCGTCATCGCGTGTGATGTTGCGCACGTCCAGAAAATCCACTGTGATACCGCCCATGCGCACCCGGAAACTGTAGAAATGACCGCGAATGTTGAAAGTACCCCAGACACCGTCTTTTGCCGGGTTCGATTGCAATGGCAGTCGTTTCAATAGTTGAGCGGCTATAGGCTTGATATCCTGCCAGCCGTGAGCGCACCATACGCGCGTATGGTGGTCAAGCATGGTCAGTCGGATGACGGCATTCGCCGTCAATGGCGTTGTACCGTCATCCGTCAATAGTGTTGCGCCGTCTGTTGCCGCCGTTCGACGCTCTCGCATGATTCCATCCTTTTTTTAGTGTCTTGCTGCGCTGGTCATCCATTCGTCAAGTCGTGTCTCCACATCCCGCACGTCCGATTTAATTTCCCATTTGTGAGCCTTATCATTATACCACGTTGCCTCACGCACGACAACGCTAAAATTCGTGTTGTTTATTAGCCATCGTTTTTGGCGGTTCGATAAAGAAGCGAATCTTTGTGCTACGCTGAAATCGAAAGCTTCAAGTTGCTGCGCGACCTTATCAAAATCCGAAACACCCTCGTTCCCGGAAATACGCCTAATTCCCGCGCGTAATGGCGCACGTCCAATAAGTCCGGCGTATTCTAGCACTTCTCGCTCCAGTTTCCTACGGCTTCCTTCTCGTATCATCGCACGTGCATGGCTTATTCCACGCTCTGCGCCGAACACGTTCGCACGGCTTCGCATGAGTTCGTCACGTGCCGAACCGCCGACCGTGTGAGTGCCTAACACGTCGAACGGAGATTCCCCCGCGCGCTCCATTTCACGCATTTCACCTACGGTATAGCGGACCATGCTCAAGGCTTCGAACTGTTGAGCACGCTTGATTTTCTGCCGTGCCTCAATGCGGCGGCGCTGCTGCTGCCGTAATGTTTTCCGACGTTTCGGCGGTGCGGCGGCGATTTCCGCATCGGTTATCAGCGGACGCGCGGCCATCTCACGGTCAAGTTTCGTGACGTGGATGTCAGGAACGACCTGATACGGCTCGTTATCTCGTGCCCTCAAGGCTTGCTGTTGTTCTCCGAACTCCTGTCCAATGCGTCGCGCGACCTGCTCAAGCTGTTGAGCACTGAGATTCCCTAAAAACGTTTCGGTGATTCGCTTAGGGAGGCGTCCGGTACTGTAATCTCTGACCGCCCGGTCCCGACGCACCTGTGCCGACCTGATTGCGGCGTTGCGTTTCAGGTTGTTGGCGCGCCGGTTGTTTTTGCGTTTTGCCACGGCATCTCCCTTGTGAGTATGAAACACCCCTCGCCGCAAGGATGGAAACGGCGGGGGGTGAGTCTGGCGGCAACATCCCTATAGGGGACATTGCCATGATATCATACGATGCGGACAATCGTGTTACTTGCGCTTGCCTTCCGACACTAGTTCAAGATCGAAGAACTTGTAGCCACGGCGGCTCTTCTTTTCCACTACCTTGAGGACAAGTGGCTGGCTCCATGTATCCGGCGTGCCGAAAATGGCGAACAGGTTGCCGAATGCGTGCGCCAGCGTAGGTGAGGCGGCGGCGAAATCGCCTTCCTCCGCGTGAATGACGACGCGGGTGGACGAATTGATTTCGCCAGTCTCCTGATTAGCGACTTCAATAGCCTGCGCCAGCACGTTGGTGACATGCAGCGGCTCGTTAAGGTGTTCATCTACCTTATCGGCGGTCTGCATGGCGTTGTACAGAGCCATCTTGCCGTCCATCGTGGAAGTATCGAAGAAGTGAGATACGGCGTTAGTGCCGTTCGCAGAAAAGTTGTTGCCGTTCGTTACGGTCAGTTCGTTGTCAGCCATTAGTGTTGCCTTTCCTGATAGGGATTATTAATTATTTTCCTCGGTGATAATATCATCTTCGATCACGTTGCCATTAACCGGCCCCGGATAGTCAACGGTGGTATCATCTCCAAATTCACAATTAGCCCAATAAATCGCCTCATCCATGCGCGTTGCCTGCGCATGATATTCGGCGGACATAGGTAGCATGTCCTTGTTGATTTTGCGGGCTTTCTTCATAGCCATGTCAGCCGTACGGCACGCGCCATTCACGACCACCTCAGTGTCAACGAGTTCACCGTTTTCACCGCGCGTGATGCCGCGCACAATACTGTAATGCTTGGTTCTCCTAATGCATGCCATAATCATACCACTTTATCTTATTGTTGCTGCTGTTGTGACATTCTTGCAATGTCTTCATCAGTATACCGCACGTCTGTCAGATTGTCAAAACAACGACACGCGATTTTAACAACGGTCTGAGCAAATTCGTTGCCATCCCAAACCTTGCACATTTCATAGCATGTCGCACCCTTGACATGACAGACGGCGCACCACGCCACCATAGCCGGAGCATAAATAACGCCGCCCAGCATTTCAATATCCTGAGTTCTCGCCAACGCACCGATGCGGGATGTGCGAGGGGACAGTGATAAGCAAACGTTTGCCGCATGTTCCACCCCGTCGGCGAACGCCACTTGCGAGCCTTGAGGCTTATAAAAGTTCTTAAGCAGTGTTATACTACGGCATAATGTCTCCCAATCGCCCTCCCCTCGATTATATTCGCGCAAGTGCAACCTACGCCGACGACCACGAATGACACGGCGCACACGGTCATCATCCAGCACGCCATCATCAAACCAGTTCGTACGTTTGTCACTGTCATCAAAATTCAGATTCTTCAATTTCATAATTAAAACTCCAGCGTATCCTTTACTAAACTCAGCACCATACAACCACATGTTTAACTACACAGCCTTATCAAAGCACCGTTTCAGCGGATTATAAGCGCTACGCCTATGCCGTGCACCAGCCCAAAAAGCGCGCAAACGCCAGTACGCATCAGCGTCAGGACAGTTGCCACATGTCCACGAATGAATCCAACCACGAAAATACATGACTAATTCCTTTCTAAAAGCGGAGTAAGCGCCAAGTCGGTAGCGTCGACGATGATGTCAACCACTTGATTGTAGTCGCATGCGTCATATGGCGTTAATGCAACTGCATCAGTCAATCCGTCCATCGAGTAAAATCGGACATCATACCGAAGTTCATACACATTGCGGTGAGCGCAATACCATAATCCAACGTCACCGCCCCTGAACGGAGAATGGAACGTAGCAATCTTCCCATCGATATCAACCATTTCAATTATCCTTTTCAGTTGGGTGCCCCCGCTCTTGCGGGCGGGGGTAGTATGAGTATTTTCAGGCTTTGCGTTCGTAGACTTCCACATTATAACCGCCATCGGTGGTGTAGTCCGGCTTGAATTTGCCGAGTCGGTATCCTCGTTTGAGCATTTCAAGCCGGAGGGTGAATAGGATGCCTCCCACACGGTTCAGTTTTTCAATATCGAAGTTGATTCCGTTATCGATGTTGCGGACGTATGCGGTTGCGTTTTCTTCGTCGATGATGACGTATGCGTCACAGATGTATTCGCCTTGGTTGTACGGCTGAAATTTAACCATTTTAGATTCCTTCCTTATCGGCCAACAATCACATCATACCACACCTGTCTCTTATACACATCTGACGCTGCC